AAAAACGACACAGGCATCCGTGTGCGTAACATTCCAGTCATAATAGACAATGAGCCAGCTTGGCCTGCAAAGTACGCTCTAACGACCGCACAAGCCCAATTAGAGGGTAAGGTGAGCATTGAGGATAAACAGATACAGCTAGGATCACAAGTATTCTCTTATGAGATGATGAACATGCCGATTGACGACAGTTTGGCAGAGTTCAAGAAAGAATACGAACAAACATTTGATGAGGAGAAGCTCGCACATTTGAATACTTCGACCTATATCACGGTAGACACAGCTATTTCTGAAAAAACAAGTGCAGACTTTACAGGTATCACTATCAATCGAGTTTCTCAAGAAAACAAATGGTACATCACCGCGTATAAGTTAAAGGTAAACCCTAAGGACTTGATAGAACACTTGTTCACACTCCATGACAGGTACAAACCATCATTCTTTGGTATAGAACGTACAACCTTTACAATGGGTATTAAACCATTTCTAGACGATGAAATGAGGAATCGCGGGAAGTTTCTTAATATCAAAGAGCTTTCACATACAACACAGTCAAAAGAAACTCGTATTAGAGCTTTGATACCTCGATGGGAGTCACGCTCAATCTTCTTTGTGGGAAATTGTAACGATTTGAAAGAAGAAATGCGTACTTTTCCTCGTGGAATACATGATGACTGTATTGCAGAAGGTAATTTGGTTTTGACTAAGAAAGGTCAAATACCTATTGAAAATATAACTACCAATGACTACGTTATGACTCGTGGTGGTTTTCAACGCGTATTGAAAATATGGGATAAAGGAGTTTTTCCAGTAATAAATAATGTAGGAATTACAGGAACAGCTGACCATAGAATAATAACTGTAAAAGGTGAAAAACATTTGTGCAATGTGAGTGCATCAGATATACTACATGTATGGAACTCATCAAAACAGAGAATAGAGAAACTGTCATATATAAAGGCAAAAAATATCATAGATACCCTAACTCAAAAAGACATCACTTGCGATGCTACTACTGGGGACATGATAAATGGAAAGAGTCGCCTAAGTCGCTACATAGACAAATTTGGATTGACTCGTTTGGTGAAATACCTAAAGGGTTTCATGTACACCATAAAGATGGCAATACCTTCAATAATGAAATATCAAACTTGGAATGTGTATCAGCAAATGAACACGCAAGACACCATTCTCAATCTGAAACAGCAAGAAAAAGAGCAAGTATCAACGCCAAAAAGAATAATACAAAACTTCAAGAAGCTACTAAACAGTGGCGTAATAGTGAAGACGGTAAAAAATGGCATAAAGAACACACTAAAGAAAGTGTTAATAAACCTAAAGAAGTTATTTGTGTCGAATGTGGTAAATCAGCAACAAGATACGCAAGTAATAGTAAATACTGCTCAAACAAATGTAGAAATAAAGTACAATTCAGAAACTTTATGCTTAAAAACCCCAATTACAGAAAAAAGAGTATATGATTTGATGGTAGAAAACCATCATGAGTTCTTTGTTAATGGTATTTTGGTACATAACTGCCTAGACTCTTTTGCAATGCAGGAAGAAATAGCAGAAAAACCTATCGACATGGCGGAATGGGACGCAATTTTAGGCAATGACAAACCACTTTATGATGACATTGGCTTGTAGTATTCTAAAAATACTTGTATAATTTGCACATAATACTAATTTAGTGGAGGGAAACACTAAATGGCAACTATAAACAAAAATAAAAGAGATAAAATCGTTTCAAAAGCACTCACTGAAATAACTTTTGCAAGAAATTGGAAGGCTGGAATTATCTGGCGATGGTGGAAAAATGAAGACCTTTATTATGGAAAGAAAGATAATCTTTCATACAACAACGACACAGGCTCATCAGTAGCACAAGGAAAAGAATTTACAGCAAACGCAAATATCGCTTCTGCAAAAGCAATGTCTTTTGTTGAAACAATGCTCTCAAAGATTGACTCCCCTCTTTCATTTAAATACCTAAAGCCTACAATGGCAGACTTTAAACGAGCAAAACTTCTCAATGCTCTTAAAGAGAAAGACGCTAACGAAGGAGACTGGAACTACAAAGACCTTCTTGGAAAGGTAGACGCAATCATTTATGGTCGTGCTATTTTTGCATATCACGCAGATAGTTATGATGGATATTGCTCACATCTTGAGAATGTAAGCCCGTATGACTTCCTTATTGACCCTTCAGGTGGTGGGTATGACCTTGATAATGCAATGTATCTCGGACGATACAACATCAGAAAGACTAAATACGACCTTGAAAAAGGTGTTAAAAACGGAGAATATCTCCGCGATGAAACCAAACAGCTTATAAACGGCTCAGGTAACGACGCAAACCAGACTTCACAAGAAGACGTAAACAAGCAAAACAAGTACGCATATATTGGAAGTCCTGCAAATAGAACAATCCAAGACCCAGATGTGTATAAACTGTGGGAATGGTACACAACCTACGAAGGTGAACGCTATTATCTTCTACTTCAAGAAACAAGTGGGATTGCAATCAAAGTTGTAAAACTTGCTGACTTGTTCAAGGTAGACAAAAAACTAGGTGATGCAATGTGGCCATTCTGGTCATTTGCGTACACTCCAAACCTTACAGAGTTCTGGACTCCATCAAAAATGGATTATGTTCGTGAAATCTTTATGGCACAAAGCGTGTCTATCAATCAAATGCTTGAAAATGGTGAGCGTATCAACAAGCCACAACGAGCAGTTGATGTAACATCTATTGAAAACGTTGCTGATTTGATATACCGAAGAAACGGTGTAATCCGAATGAAAGGTGGTGTAGACATCAACCGAGCATTCAGAATACTTGAAACTCCTTCTATCAACACCCCAATTCTTGTGTATAACACACTCGAAGGTATTCAACAGCTTGAGTCAGGTATCACCGCTGCTGCAAAAGGTGTAGCTGATGAAGATAAGGTTGGTATTTACGAAGGAAACCAGGCAAACGTTGCTGATAGATACGGCGTATGGAATAAAACATACACTCATGGATATAAGCGTTTTGCAGTTTTGTATAAAAATGGTGTTGAAGACCACCTCACTATGAAGGTTGCTGTAAAAATTCTCGGTTCAAAAGGAATGGAAGAGACAATCTTTGTATCAAAGCGTGACCTTAAACCACAGTCTGACTGGTCAATCATGGTTGAGTCATCAAATGCTGAGGCACAAGCAGACGCTGCTGATAAGCGTAATAAACTTACTTTTATGGCTGGATATAAAGGTGACCCAACCATTAACCAAAAAGCTATCTTTGAACAAGGTGCAGAAATTGTTGGATTTAATCGTGACGAAATACGTCAATTCCTTGATGCTTCTGAATACGGTGACGCAAACCTTATTGCTGAAGCAGAGCGAGATATGGAAAATCTTCTTAATAAAAAGATTATTGAACCAAACGAGCGAGCAAACACCGCATACGCAAACCATATTCTTGAGTACATGAAAGACCATAAAGAAGACATGAATGAAGATGTATTTGTACTCTTCACAGACTATCTCGAACGTATAGAACCTATTGTTATCCGAAACATGGGAACACAACTCCAAACCACACTAGCAAAAGAGGGTGCTTCTCCAGGAGGCGGAGCAGCTCTCGAAAAAATCCAACCCGAAGTCCAAGGGCAAACAGAAGAACAACTTACAACTAACGAACCAAATACAATATAATGATTGAATACAAAATTATTGAAGAAAAGGAAAATCCGTTTGAAAGCATTATTGAGAAAACAGGGCTATCAACAAAGTTTACTGTACAGCAACTTATTGACCACCTTGATTACACGTCTCGAATGCTCAAACAAGCAGAAGGACAGCTTGATGTAGATAGCAAGCAAGACGAAATGTCACTTGAAATCCTTCCTATGCTCAAGGATATTCCTGAAGATAAATGGCAGCTCGTTATGTCATACGCCGCACGTCAGGTATCAAGACCAGAGCTTGTTGAATATATAAAAACTTGTAAAGAAACGATTGAAAGCTATGAAACACAAAAAGCTGAAATAGTTGAAAAGTTCAACATAAAAGAAATCGAAGTTAAGAAAGCAGAAGATGGAAAATAAAGAAATTGAAAATCTTGAAAAGGTAGCAGAGCTGGCAAGTAATGAGGGTGGAAAGTACCTCATCGAAGCAACTCGTTCTGTTCTTATTGGAACAATAGAAGAAATAGCAAACTCATACAAAGAGAAAGACAGAGATGCTCTTGTAAGCCTCTGTGCGCGCCTACAAGCCAATTTAAGCCTATATCAACTCCTTACTGGTATAGATACTCAAATTGACGCAATTAAACAGCTTATGGAACAAAAATAGCCATACACGCACTATTGTGGTGCGTACTGATTGTAAGGTCCCTCCCCCTTGCAGTCGGTACATACCACACTAGCAATATCAAAAAGCTGTGGTATACTTTTTATAACAGGGCGAAAGCCTTTTGCGGATAGTCTCCGTGAAATAGACTGGCAGTTATGCCTAAACTAATTATGTCAACAGACAACAGCTCAGGTGCAGAGATAAACGTACCAGAAGGATTTATTGTGGAAGACGGTTTGCAAGCCGACACACAACCAGTAGAAACAGAAGTTCAAAAAGACGAAGTTCCAAAAGAGACAATCGAACAACTTGAAACACTTGCTGAGAAAACTGATGATGCCATTCCTCTTAAAAAATTTATGGCAGAGAAAAATGCTAGACGCGAAGCAGAACAGAAGGCAAAAGAGCTAGAGTCTGAACTTACAAAGCTCAGAACAGCTCCTAAAACTGAAACTCCTGCAAGTATCAAAGCAATCTCAGAAAAATATGACATAGGAGAAGATGTACTAAGCGATATCCTCAACGCGTCATATGTAATGACAAAAGACAAGGTTCGTGAAGAGTTGGAAGCTGAATTCAATCCTAAACTCGCTGAATTTGAAAGTATTAAACGTGAGAATAGTCAAAAAACATTTGAAACAAAGTTTAATGACGCCCTTACTGATACACTCAAAGACATGCCTGAGTATAAAGATTTAATTGACACTGATGATCTTAAAACATGGGTTAAAAGTGGAAAGTATTCAAAGCTCAATCTTTCACAGCTTATTGAACAAAAGTACGGTAAATTTGTACAAGGAAAAAAGACAATTGAACAAGGACATTCTGCAAGAGAAGCTGAGGTAGCTGATGTGTCAAACATGACAGATGCTGACTATCAAAAGCTTGACTCTGACCCAGCTCTCAAAGAGAAATGGGCAAAGAGCTTGCCTGATAGACTTCGTTCAATCCTATAAGTCTAGGGAGGGGTTATAAACTTAGTTATTATTACCCCATTATATGGCTCAAAACCTTGATGCTTTTAAAACAGCATTCTCAAACACTTAAGTGATAGGTGCGTAGTCCAGAAATGGATTATGGAAAACGGCTTTAATTCGGTGGAACTCCTTATAATTTGAAACACTATTAAGGACAATACCGAGCCAGCAGAGAGAATTACGAAAGGTCTCTCGGGCGTGTGTGACGGTCAGGATTGAATAAATATAATATCCGCAAATAAGCCGATAGATACGTTTTTTTAAAAAACATCTATATGATATGACCTGAGCAATATCGTAAGATATTGAAGCAAGAAATAGAAAACTTGCGATAACAACAATGTATCAGGAAGTGTTTCAAAAAATTCCTGTAGCAATGAAAATTGCAAATACTCGCCTTCTTTCAGACCTTTACTACGGTAAGGCTATCGAGCGAGTAGCATTCGATATCTCAGCTGCAAACGTTGAAGATATCACTCAGTACACCGACATGACTTCTGCTGTTATCAGTGATAGTACAGAAACTCTCACTGTTGACCAGAACAAAGGTATCATGTTCCAGATTTCTGAAAAGGAAATGGTACAGGCTGGTCCTTTGAACCCAGGTGAAGTTATTGGTGCTGAACTTGCAAAGAAAGTAGGTCTCTACCTCGATGCTGATGCTCTTTACGAAACTGTAAACGCTGCATACACATTCGATACTGGTGACCTTACAACTGGTTCATCAACTGGAAATCCTATTACTATCAACAGTACAACCGTACCTCAGATGGTAATGCGTCTTCCAGCTAAGCTCCGAAAGAACAACCAGACTGCAACTAACCTTGCATTCGTAATTGACTCTTACGGTATCGCTGATATGTTCCAGTACCTTCTCGGAAAGAATGCTGACTTTGTCAACGCTCTCTTCCAGAACGGTTATGTTAATGAACAGGTAGCAGGTGCTAAAGTGTACGTTTCAGAAAACCTTACTGGTCAGGCTACTCTCGGTCTTGCAACACAGGTAACTGCAGGTGACACAATCACTGTTGCAGGCGTAGTATTTACCGCTCGTGCAACCCCTTCACTTCCAGGTGAATTCGATATTGCAGGTTCAGCAGATGCTACACGCGCTATTATTGCAAACGCAATCAATGGTTCAGCAACTGGTAAGGACTCAGCAACTGGATACTTTGAAGTATCAGCAGCTGACCGTATCACTCTTTCAAAGACACTCCGAATTACTGCTACAAACAATGACACTGCAAATACACTAACTATCGTTGGTAAGGGTTCAGGTCGTTTGACAGTTTCAGAAACTTTGACTGATGCTACTGACGCTTGGACAACTAACTTCATTCACGCTTACTTCGGTAAGGAAGGTGCAATCGACGTTGTTGTTCAGAAAGATGTTAAAGCTGATATGCGCCAAGAGCCTAAACAGCCTACAACGAACATCATTAGTCGCGTTCTCTACGGTATCAAAACCTTCACAGACGGTTCTAAGAAGTTCCTCGACGTTAAGATTTCTAGCTAAATCTAACACTCTCACCCGTTACGGGTGGAGTACGGAATAATAGAAAAACTATATTTCGTACCCTGCCCATAACAACAGGAACACTATGACATCTACAAACGACATAATCACAGCATTTGAACTTTACCTCGGAGACTCAACAGAGTTATCTTCTACAGAAGAGCTTGCGTTGTGTCAAAAGGTTTACAACAAAATACTTGCTTCTGAAGAATGGGAATTCTTAAAAAAAGAAGCTTCTGGTTCTGTAAGTGGTACTGATATCACGCAACCTTCAGATTTTGACAGACTTACCTCTGACCAACGTATTTATCTTGGAACTAATAACCAAATTCGTGAGGTTATTCCATTTCAAGAAAGACGTGCGTACCAGAACTCTAAAGGGTATGTATATTACGATGCTCGACAAAGTAAGTTTGTATTTACAGCTTCAGAAAATGATACTTATTCGTTTGATTACATATTTGTTCCACCTGCACTCAATACAATGTCATCAAACCCTTTGTTGCCTGTACGTTTTTACGACATGATTTATCATGGTATGTGCATTGACGCAGACATCATCAACCTTTCTGACAAGGCTCGCTCATACGCACAGCTCAATCAGGCTCGATACGAAGAGATACTTGCAGACGCAAAAAGCTGGAACAAGAAGATATCAGGATATAACAGTTACTAACCATGAAAGAATTCAAAGTACAAGGTTTTGTAAGTGGTGTGCAAAATAAAATACCTGCTGAAACTATCGCAGACGATGCAGCACAAGACTCTTTAGGTTGGATTACTGAAGACGGTATTTTGCAACTTTGTGGTGGACGTGCAAATCTTGGCGATGAAGGGGCACAAGGTGGAGTATTTGGTGAGATATTTGCGCCAACAAAAGCTGGTACTTCGGTACATTTCAGAAAAGTAAATACTAAAATTCAATACTTTGATGGCACTGACTGGCAAGACACCATTACAGGGTTAACCGCTGGTGCTGACTATACGTTCTCACCATATGTATCACTTGCTGGTGCATATGTTTTTGCTACTGGTCCAGATGGTTTGTATAAAATCCCAACTGCAAATCCTGCAAGTTATAAGGATATGTATGATAGTACAAAAAACTTTAAAGGATATTCGTTGATAAACCAACAGCGAATGCTTTTGTGGAATAGAACCGATGGAACCCCAGATGCTATGGGTATCTATCTTTCTAAAATTGACCCACAAGGTACAAACTATACAACGGTGACCGATGAAGTAGTCGGTACTGGTAACGGTGTACTTACGTCATTCTCAGGAACGCTTGCACAAGCAACAGGAAAACGTTTTGTATTTGGTATTTCATTGAATATGAACCCATCAGGTATCACCGCAACTGATAATTTTAACGGTGTTATCTCAGGTACAGGTGTTACTGGAACAATCAACTATGCCACAGGTGCATGGACACTTACCTTTACATTACCAGTCGCAAACCTTACACAAATTCGCATGAGCTATCAGTATGAAGACTCAAACGTTGGAGGATTAACTGATTTTACATTCTCAACTCCTCGTGTAGCAGGTGAAGGTGACATTATTTCTCAAGAATATCTTGGCGAGCCTATTCAAAACGTAGTAGTTTTTGAGGGTAAATACTACTCACTTAAAAAGACATGTGTGTATGAGCTTGACCTTACAACAGACGATACAAATGCTACAAACTTAGTATACCGTGTGGATATTGGTATTCCTTCATTACGTTCAGCTGCTTCAACAGGTAAAGGTATTGTGTATATGGATACCGCAAACCCTAGTAGACCAATGCTTTCAATGTTGTACCGCAACCCAGTGGGAGGAAACTTGGAACCTGTAAACCTTACTCCATTATTTAAATGGGAAAATTACAACTTTGACAGTTGCGTAATTGACACATACGGTGAATACATAATCATAAGCGCAAAAACACTTACTGCTGATGAAAATGATGTTATGTTCTTGGTAAATGTAAATCAAAAGTATTCAGTTGACATTATCCCGTATGGCCTTAATACCTTTGCTAAAAATGCAGGTATTCTATATGGCGGGGACTCATTCTCTGATACTGTGTACACTCTTTTTTCAGGATTTGACGACCTCGGACTTATCATAACAAACTACTGGACATCAAAAGCACAAGCATATAAGTCAGAAAACCTTAAAAAGTTTAGGTTTCTACGCTTTAAAGGTGTTATTGACCCACAACAGTACATAGAAATCTATTGTTCATACGATAGTGGAGATTTTCAATTACTCGGTACAATTCGAGGAAATGCTGATTATGTTGACTATAGCAACCCATCTTTGATTGGTGGAGGTGAGATTGGGAACATTGTCGGAGGTGATGGTGAAGTTGTGGGGTATCCATTTCTTATGCAAATGCGAACGCGTGTCCCAAAGTTCCGAACAAGAACATTAAAACTTATTGCTGGAACAGTTGGATATGCAGCAATAGAATGGATAGCTGATGAGGATATACTGGTATTTGAACAAAAACTACCGTCACGATTTAGAATTAAACAACATGTTTCACTTGATGGAACGCAAACCGACCTCCCATCATTTGCAGATTAAGAAAATTATAAGTATAATAATAACAATAGGGGGGATAAACCTATGACCCAAACACTCTTAAAACTTGCAGCAGATTTTACAGTGCAACTCACAAGCCCTGTTGCAATTGGTGACACTACCGCAACACTTACTTCAAATGTTGATGATGATAATGTAGCACTTCCAGACGGTCTTTATGGACTAACGATTGACGCAGGACAATCAAACAAAGAATACATTATTTGTACACTCACTGGCTCTGCTGTTTCTGCAGTACAGTCTGTAACAAGGCAAGGTGTTGCAACCTCTGGTTTTACAAAAGCACACCGACGTGGTGCAAAAGTAACCATAACTGATTGGGCTATTCTTTCTCGTATTCTTAATAACCTTACTGGGACAACTGGCTTTAACTCTGCAGCCCCACTTGGATATGATGGTGCACCTTCTTCTTTGACTGGAAACCAGTTTGCTACGGTAAACTATGTTCTTTCAGTTGTAACTGGTGGACCTGTTACATTTTCAACTCAAAGTCTTTCAACACAAACTTCAGGTGAAGCACTTGCAGTTAATGATATTGTATATTTTAAAGAGTCTGATGCTAAATGGTATAAGTGTGATGCTGATACTGCCGCTACTGTAAACGATGTTCAGATTGGTATTAACCAAACAACCGCTGGAGGTGCTGACCAGCCAGTGACTATTGTTATTTCTGGTCCAGCTTCTGGCTTTTCAGGTCTTACCGCAGGTGCAAAATACTATGTATCAAACACGGCAGGTGCTATTTCAACAAGCGCAGGAACAACGCCAGCATTTATTGGGTATGCACTTTCTACTACAGTAATTTTATTTTCTCCTGTACCGTATAACCTCCCAAACACAGGGCAAAAGCAGGCTCTTGCAGGTGGTGGGGATTTTGGTACACCGTCTTCTACAAATAAATTTATTACTGAGTCTTATGTTTCAAGTGCTACTGGATTGCCAATAGTTAGAACATATACCTCAAACGATACATGGACAAAGCCTGCGGGGCTTAAATATGTAGTAGTAGAAGTACAAGGTGCGGGGGCTTCTGGTGGAGGAGCTAACTCATCACGAGAAGGTGCTTCAGGAGGCGGAGCTGGTGGATATTCAAAAAAAATAATTGCAGCAGCTTCACTTGGTGCAACAGAAACGGTAACAGTAGGAGATGGAGGAGCTCCTGTATCAGCGGCAAATGGAACTGATGGCGGGTTATCTTCATTTGGAAGTCATCTAACTGCAAACGGTGGAATAAAAGGATTAAAAGGTTCTGGCGAATATGGTGGTGCTGGCGGTACTGCAAGTGGTGGTGATATAAATATAAGGGGTGGAGATGGTGATTATTCATTATCAGGATTTTTACTTACAACTGGTTCAGTTAATGGAACAGGTGGCCGTGGAGGTAGTAGTGTTCTTGGTTTTTCTGCTCAAGGTGTTTTAGCTGGTACAAATTCAAATGGATTTGATGGTTATCAATACGGTTCTGGTGGAAGTGGCGCCTCAAATGATTCTAATGTTGGAGCACTATCTGGAGGAGCTGGAGCTGACGGAATTGTAATTGTAACAGAATACTACTCATAATATGCCTAAATACAAATCTTCAACAAACATAGACCCACTTAAAGCAATGTATGGTGAAAACTCTCAAGGAGTTGGCGCACTTCAAGCACAACTTAACCAAAAGTATGCAGGTCAAGCTGGTTTTGTACCACTTAAAGTAGACAATAAATTCGGTCCACTTACTCAGGCTGCAATGAACTTTAAACCTACTACAACCGCTGATAAAAACACTCCTATTGGTCAAATTTCAACCGTTGGAATGGATAATGGCAACGACTACTACGGCTCTATCATGGAAAAGCAAGCTCGCGGTGAAGACATTGTAGACACTGGGCGTATTCGCTCAGATATTCTTTCAAGGTTTCAAGACCGTATCAACGCAACAAACGACATTTACAACCGACAGCTTGCAGCTGCTCGACAAGAAGGAGTAGGTCGTGTTGGTAGTGGTACATCATTACTCGCCGCTCGTGGACTTACAGGAAGTATGCGTGGTGGTGCTATCAAAGAAAATATCCTTGACCAAAACCGTCAGATTGAAGGTGCTATTGACGCAGAGCGAAATGCTGCAATCCAAAACATTTTAGGAATGGCAGAACAATCAGCTATTGAAGAAGCTGCTCGAAGACGTGAAGCAATCCAAAGTGGTGCAAGTAATTATATCAATTACGTTAAATCACAAGGTGAAACAAAACGTGCAAATCTTGAAAATGTTGCAGGACAGCTTATTGTTCAAGGTATTGA